CCTATTAGAACATATACAAGAGAAGATGTTGATTCCTTGTTTTTTGAGAAAGATTTAAAGATGCAAAGATTAGAACGTATTACTAATTTGCTTGATGCTGTAATGCTTAAACCCTGTTGGAGAAATGAGAGTATTGAATATGATATTATATCTGATTATGAGCCTATCTTTGGGGATGACCCTCTTAATCCTGAAGCAATAATATATCCTATAACTTCTAAATCAACAGTGCTTGATAATACTCCTGAATTATGGGCATATTGGGATGCTGAAAATACATTTACATTTGATAATAATGGAAGAATGTATGCAGAAGATGATAATCCTGATATGATTAATCCATATGGTGTACTGCCATTTATTGAATGTTTCAGGGAAGGTAAACCTGAATTTAGTTATTTAGATACTAATGCTAGTAATGATTTAATATCTACCAATCTTGCAATTAATGTAGCAGAAACTAATAAGAATGCTAATGTTATGTTTCAATCATTTGGATATTTGTTTGTTAATGGAAGTGGCATAGATAAAGATGTCATCTCTATTGGACAGGACAAAATTAATTTTCTCGGAATTGACGGTAGTATCTCCATAGTATCTCCTCCAAATGCTATACCTGCCTTAGACGAATCAATCCAATCATCTTATAAAATGTTAGCACAAAACTATCATCTACCCATATCCTTTGTTGAAGGCACAAGTGCTGCATCAGGTGTTGCTTTAAAGATGAGGAATATAGAACTTACTGATGATAGGAAATCAGATATTACTAGATGGAGAGATATTGAATATAAGTTGTTTGATTTAGAAAGATTAATGATAGCAGTAGAGATGGGCCAAGATGCAGGTGATTTAGAAGATGTTGACTTTAGTGAATCAGTTGAAGTATTATCTGATGAAGAACAAAGGGCTAAATGGGATTGGGAACTATCTAAAGGTATTATTGATTTAGCTGATATACTAATGGCTAAGAACCCTGATTTAACTAGGGAAGAAGCAGAGGAAATATTATCAGAGAAGAAAGCACCTGTAACAGAAGGTGAAGAAGCACCTACTAATACATTACTTGCTGCATTGGCTAAACCTGTTGAATAATGCCTGATCAAAATTTAATAAATTCATCTTCTGAAAGTATTGCAGGATTGGTTGATAAGGCAAGAGCAGAATTGGTTTCTCAACTATATGATTTAGGAAAAGATATTGATAATCCTTCTTTGTTTGCAGAAGCATTACTTGATATTGATATTGAAGGCACATTAAAATCTAAATTAAAAAAAGCAACATCTGTATATGCTAATGCACATAGAGGAGTATTAGAATCAACGGTTGGATTTTCAGATATTAATTCAAAAACATTATTAACATTTGTAGAACTTAATGAGCAGTTATTTGATGATGCAATTATAAGTACAATTTCAGGACAAATAAGATCCCAACTATCGAATGGATTACAGGTAGGGTTATCAGTCAATGAAATAGTAGAAGAAGTAATTAATGCAAGTATATCTAATGCACAAATGCAAACACTTATTAATACTACACTTAATACTTATTCAAGGCAAATTACTAATCAAATGATGGAAACTGCACCTGATGATACTCTTTATTGGTATATAGGGCCTGTTGATGGAAAGACAAGAGATATATGTGTTAGATATGTATCAAAGGGAAAGGTAACAAAAAAAGAAATACAAGGTTTAGACAGGGGTGATTATTCTTTGTCTTATGGTGGAGGGTTTAATTGCAGACATAAATGGGAAGTAGCAGGTAAGGTATCAGAATTTCATCAACCAAAAAAAGCAACAAAGTTCAGGAAAGAGAAGGGATTACCTGATGCTACTGTTGTTACAAAGGAAGATTAATTATGCTTGATCATAAATTTTTTAAAGAGGTTGGAACACAGATAAGAGAAGCATATAGAACACATACATTTACTAAGGCATTAGATGTTAATGATAAATCTTTTAAAGGATATAAAGATCCATATAAATCTTTAAAACAATCAGGAAAACTACCAAGACAACAGAAGGGATTTGGTAAATTAAACTCCCCAATAGTAAGTACAGATTTATTAAGAGATTTTGGATCTATATATAAAACATCAGCAACAGGATTTCAAATGGGTTGGAGTTCAAAAGGTGCTGTTGTTGAGGGGTTAGTTAAAAAGGGAAGATTATTAACTACTAAAGAAAAAGCATTACCAAAGGCAATAGAAAAACTTTTAGACAGAGAACAGGAAAAATATGTTGATAAAAAGTTTGGGCCTGATAAAACATTTAGGTACAAGAGATAAATAAATAATACTTTTATATTACTTAAAACAAATTATATTATAGATAGAAATTTTCATTAAATATCCACTAAAGGAGTTAAAATGTCAGAAGAAAATAAAGTAGAAGCTCAAACGCAAGGTGATCATAACACCGTAACAAATGACAGCACACAAGCTGATAAAAATGTACCCTATGATAGATTCCAAGAAGTAGTGCAATCTAAAAATGAGATGGCAGGACAAATTGGGAAACTTCAGGCACAGATAGATAAGATGAATGCAGATAACAAATCAAAAGCAGAAGCTAAGATGGTTGAAGATGGAAAGCTAAAAGAAGCACTTGATTTGATTACTAAAGAAAGAGATACTTTTAAAAACCAATCTGAACAATGGACACAATATCAGGCTGATAAAAGAGAATCCCTTATGTCTAAACTAACTGATGATACTGATAAATCTATTGCAGATGGTTTGAGTGATTTGAATAAACTAGAAACTTATGTTAATAAGGTTGTTAATGTTAATGCTCCATCAACATCACAAGCAAGAGCCACAACAGGTAAAGCAGGTGAATTTGGTGGGTACTCATCACACTCAGAATGGGCAGCAAAAGATCCTGTTGGTTATCAAAAATCAAGAGGTTTAACTGCTTCAGGAGTAAAGATAGCATATAGTGGAAATGAGTAAAGATACCAAAATTCACATAAAAAAAGATAAACCCAATATAAATGATGGAGGGCATAAACCCTTTGGTGTTGATATTGATCCTAATAAAAATCTTAAACATATAACTAATCCTGATGGAAGTTATGATGCTTATTATAAAGATTCTAAAATGGATTTCAATGATTATATTGATGAAATGCAAGATAGATGTGAAAAGAATAAAGCAGGAAAAGATTTTACATCAAGAGGTATTGGTTTATTTGGTGGTTTTGGTAAAGGAACATTAAAAAAACCTTATGAAGAATGATAAATTAAAGCACTCAAAATGAAGGCTAACAAGCAGTTGAAAGAGTGCAAAAATAGAAGGAGATGCCAATGGCTCTAGGTGATGGTGCAACAACTACAAGCACAATAGCAGGTGGTATCGGTGTTACTATTGGTGATGCCGTAGTTGCTTTCAACAAAACAAATGTATTTTTACCCTTAATAACTTCAAAACAAGCAGCAAGAGGTTCAGGTTCAGTTGAATTTTCTGATTGGACTGCTGTTGCTTTAGCAGATGTACCTGCATTAACAGAAGGAACAGCAGGAACTGCACAAGCATTAGCAACAACTGCTAGAACTGCTACAATTAGTGAACACGGTATTCAAGTAGATATTACTGATTTATCTCAAATGGGATATGGTGCAGGTTCATTAAAAGAAACAGCAGGTGCAGTTATAGGTAATGCAGTTGCTATGAGATTAGATGATGATATTGCTAATTTATTTGCAGCAGGTTCATTAACAAGTGATGCTTGTGGAGCAGGAACTACTTTAGCATTATCTCATATATTTGATTGCTTGAGATTATTAAATGCAAACGGAGCTCCTGCACCTTTAAATCTTGCACTTGGAACAAAACAAGTGTGGGGTGCAAAGGGTGTTAGGAAGTTAATTACAGATGTTGCTGTTACAGGATCAAATGCAAAACCATACTCTAGTTTTGGTGCTGCACAAGGACAAGAACTTGCTAGTAACGGATTTGTTACAAGATTAGCAGGTTTTGATGTATATACTTCTCCACAAATCACAGAAATAAGTGGTGATGATGAAGAAGGATGTGCCTTTAGTGCAGGTGCTTTTGGTGTTGGAATAGGAGTAGATGGATTGATAAGAATAGAAGAACAAAGAAATGCTGCTAAAAGAGCAACAGAAATGGTTGCAACAGGATTTTGGGGTGAAACTATGATTAAAGATTTATTTGCTGTTTCTTTAACATCAGATGTTTCATAATAGTTAAGTTGTTTAATCTTAATAGGGGAGTAGTCGGATTGCTCCCCTATTATTAATTAGGAGAGAAAATGGTTAGAAAATTTAAAAAACCTTCAGGATATATTTGTATATATGATCCAAAAGTTCATAGCCCTAAATATTTAGAAGAATTAAAAAGTAAATTTGATGAAGTAAAAAAAGAAAAACCTAAATCATCTAAAAAGAAATAATAAATGTCTTTAATAGATAGTATAAAGAAGCACGAAGGTTTCAGTCCTGTTGTATATAAATGTACAGCAGGATATGATACTATTGGTTATGGTAAGAGAGTTGATTACATTAAAGTAACTGAAGAACAAGCAGAAGAATGGCTCAAGGAAGATAT